CATGCCGGCGCAGTAATTCGCCGTTTCGACGGTCCTGATGTCGCACGCATTGATCAGGTCACGCCCGGTCCTCAAATATGGCGGCGCCGATGGTTTGGCCGCCGTCACGGGTTGGGATCCGGCCATTGCCAGCCCCATGAATATGCTTGCCAGCCCGATGCGCACCTATCCCTCCCCTCTCGGATTCGATTGCGATCTACATCAATGCGAACACAATAGGAACATACCCCCGAAGCCCGGACGCGGTGCCGCATACCGGTCAGCGGTTGCCGGCTCGACGTACGGGCCGCTCGCGCTGCAAGGGCAGTTCGGGAACATAGGGCATGACGTACGGCAGCGTGGCCCCCGCCGCCGCGCCCCCGAACAGGCCCAGCGCCCGCGTCGGCCGCAATGCCGTCGGGTCCGATAGGACAGCATGACCCAAGGGATCGGTGCCGGCCAGCTTCCTCGCCAGATTGACGGCAGCAGAACCCGGCTTCGATCGCGCCAATGCGCCGACAGGGATGGCGGCAAGCTCCCCGCCATAACGCCCGCCGACACCCAGCGCCGCACCGGTCAGCGCGCCACCCAGGCGATTATCGTTGCTGTCGCCGGCACCGCCCAGCCCACCAAAGACCAGGTCACCGACCCACGGCGTCGCCTTGCCCAGACGGGCCGCCAGCTTGGTCCCTTCGAGCAGGCCATCGGCCACCTTGCCGAATTTTGCACCACCGGCAACACCGCCGACGAGACTGCCGAGGGTCGACGCCAAAGGATTGGCTCTGGCGACGGCCAGCTTCTTCGCATCGTAATCGGCGATGGCATCGTGAATGTTCCGGCCGGTGACGATGCTGTCGATCGTGCCGGCACCTTCATCGAGCAGGCCGGCCGTTGCCGCATTCAAATAGCCCGCGCCGAAAGCACCGGGCGGTGAGCCGACAAACCTGTTCCACAGCGTCTGCGGTACCTCGCGAACCGCTTGGGCGAACGCCCCCTTGTAGTTCGGGTTTGCCTTCAGCGTTTCGCGTACGCCTTCCGTCTCACGCGCGAGAAGCGGTGTCGCACCTGGATTTACCGCCTTGAGCGCAGCATAGATCTGGTCGTCGGTCGCACCGGATCGGATCATGGAATCGATCAGCGCCGACGCCTGCGGATCGGGCTCGCGGCGGAACGCACCCGTCGCAATCTCCGTTGGCGCCTGTCCGCCGGACTGGGTCGGCTCCCCATCCGATGGCGATCCCGCAGCCGGTCCTGGCGGGCTCGCATCGCCTTGCCTGTTCCCCACGGAATCCGCGCGCGATGCGGGCACGGGACCGTCGACATAACCCGACGGCTGGGAAGGCATGAGCGCGCGAAGCACGAGATCCCGGTAGGCCCGGTGGGAATTGGGCGGATCCAGGTCGAGCGGCGGGGTGACGTCGATCGCGGGATTCAGCGGATCGAGAAACCTTGATCGGGCCATGGCTGCTCCTCGACAAAGAAAGGCCCGCCGATCTGGGCGGGCAGGAGTGTATCGGGTTGCTTGCAATGCGCATCACGCCGCATGGAATTTGCGTCAGACGTCGCGTTGGGCGACCATCGCGGTGGTAGGCCTGCGGACCATGCTCCAGGGGCTTTCCGCCTGCTGGACAAGCGCCGGCATCATCGAAGGCGATCGACGCGGTGCCCTATCCAAGGACCTTCTTGCCGAGATTCTGTCCGATCGTGTTGCCGAAACCGCCGACGAAACTGCTGCCGAGCTGACCCAATATGCCGCCCAGGCCCGGATTGCTCGTCGTCGTGGTCGTGTTCGTCCCGTATCCGTCCGACAGCCCGTTGATCCCGCCATTATAGGCCGAGATGCCGAGATAGGGCGCGGTTGCCGCGGCATTGAGCAAGGACAGGGCCGGCGCCACGCCCGCATATTGCGCGTCGGCCAGGCTTGGGACGAGCCCGAGCGACTGGGTGATCTGCGCGAGTTGTGCCGCATAGGCATCGTCGGCCGCCTTGGCCGCGGCGAGCTGGCTTTGCTGTCCGCTTTGATATTGCTGGCCGAGCGCGGTTGCCGCGTTCAGCGCATTGCCGAATTGCTGGTTGCTCGCATCCGACAGCTGGCCGAGCGCGCTCATCCTGAGGCTCGCATTGGTCTTCGCCGCGTCGAGCGCATTGGCGGCATTGGCCTGTGATGCGGCCAGTCCGCGATCGGCCGCGGCATTATGGTTGGACGAGAGCAACGATGCCGCATCGCCCATCCGTCCGCGCTCCGCGCCCCAGGCGGCGTCGGCCTGGCCGGCGGCCTGCGTCTGGCGATCGCGGTCGGCGGCATAGGTCGCGTCCGCCTGGGCCCCGATCTGCCCCATGCGCGACAATTCGTCATTATAGGCCTGGTAGCGCAGCGCATTCTCGCCGCTCGCCAAGGCGGAACCGAGCGCGCCGGCATAGGCGGTACTCATCCCCTCCCCCATGCCCGACGCGGCAAAGCGGGCGTTGAGCGCCTTGGTCGCGCTGTCGTTGGACGATTTGACGATGCCGTCGAGATACGGGTTCGCGCCCAGATATTTGCCGCCCAGCGTGTCGGCATAGAAGGATGCGCTCGGGCCGGCATTGAGATGATCGCCGGCCAGTTCGGCCGCATAATATCCCGCGCCGGGATTGGCACCCAGATAGGCCCCGCCCGCCGTAGCGGCTGCGGCCGCATTACCCGGATTGGGTGCATCGGACGCGCGCACCCTCCGCGCGGCGATACCGGGGCCGTCATAGGCCATTGTCGTGAGGCCCGGCATCGCGGCATTGCTGCCGCCGCCGGCCAGTCCGGCCAGCACGGCCATCGACGGATCGGCCCCCGGCTGCATCAGCCCGGCATAGGTCGACGCCCCCGGATTGGTGCCGACATATCTGCCGTTGGCGATCGATTGCGCCGCATTCTGCGCCACCTGGGCAAAACCGTTGGTACCCAGCGCCAGCGGCGCGATCTGGTTGTAGGCGTCCTGCGCCGTCTCGCTCATCTGCTGCAGCGTCGGCTGGTTGGCCTGGAACACGTCCTGCGTCTGCTGCAGCCCGTTCAATATGTAGGGCTGGGCCGGCGCCCAGGGATCGTTGGTCTGTACGGTTTTCGATTTCGACGACGAAAGCCCCATCAGTCGAACTCCTTTCGCAATGCCACTTGATGGCAGGAATAGCCGCGGCCCCTGAGCCGTCTTACCCAGCCCGACCGGCTTTCGATGACCGCGCCGATGCAGCCGGCTGATCGCGCCCACGCCTCGGCCTGAGGGATGAGCACGCCGGTAATGTCGTCGAGATCGCCCGCGGCGATCAGCCCATGGATGTCGCGATTGCCCGTCGGATAGCGGCGCACTTCGGCAACGATCGCTGCTCTATCCGTGCGCCAGAAAAGCGCATCGCCGTCCAGAATCCGCCGATCGAGCCAGTCCATCGTATAAAGCCGCGGATCGATCGCGGTTTCGAAGGCGGGCCGGAACAGCAGGTAGCCGTCCCAATCCGGAACGATCACGCCGCGCTTCCGTCCGCCTTGATCCAGCCGCTGCCATTCCACCAGATCGGCCGGCCGAGCGTGGTGTCGAACCAGCTCTGCCCGACATAGAGGTTGCGCGCCGGCCGCTCGCCGCTCGGCCCCGCTGCCTGCAGCGCCCGCGCAATACCGTTGACCACATCCCTGGCGCGCCGGTTCCAGTCGGCCTGGCTCGCCGCCGCCTCGGGCAGGACAGGGAAGCTCATGGCCGCCCGCCTGCGACGACATCGGCGTCGAAGCCCTGGACGTAGGTCCAGTCCGCGCCGGCGGGCAGCGTGAGGCCGATCTGCATCATGTTCCATGCCTCGCGCGTCGGGAATATCCCGCCGGCGGTCCGCTGGGCATAGCTGGTGACGGCGTCGCTATCGGCCAGACTGTCGCGCCCATAGACCAGAACCTGCGGTGCCGCGGCATTGGTCAGCGGCCGCACGCTGCGCAGCCGCGCCTTGCGCCCCGCTGCGAACTCGCGCCGCGCGTCGACCAGCGTCGCTGCCGCATTGGGGCCGGACAATGTCCCCAGCCGATGCCCGCCGTCGACCAGCATCAGCACCGGCCGGCCGCCCTTGAATTGCGGGCTGTCGAACGATGCCGTCATCGCGTCGATCGATCCGTAGATGGCGTCCAGCTCCTCGAGCGTGGCGTTGAGGCCGAAGGCCGACACGAGCCGCTCGACCGTCAGCTTGGCCGTCGTCCAGCGCCCGAGCAGAAAGGAATAGAGGAACAATTCGGTCGTCGGCTGGGTCGACGGCAGGCTCGCGACCAGCAGCGAATTGATTGGATCGATCGCCACCGACATCGCGTCGAAGAAGCTGTTCTGCGCCTTGGACAGGAACGCCTTGTCGATCTTCTGGTCGCCGATCGGCGTGACGCTCGATCCGTCGCACATCATCCAGCCCTTGTCGGACAGGAAGAAGGTCAGCCGCCCCCACGTCACCAGCGAATTGGGTGCGACGCAGCCGGTGTTGGCGCTGATCTCGTCGAACTGCCAGATCGCCTCGTCGCCGGTGAAGCTCATCCGCACGATCCGCCGTTCCTGGAAGATCAGGCCATATTCGCCGCCGACCACCCCGGTGATGTCGCCGCCCGACGGCATGTCGAACTGCCCGGCAAGCGACGCCCCACCCGCCGTCCAGTTCGCCGGATTGCCGGTGTCGCTCCACTGCACGCGCAGCGGATTGGCGCCGGCATAGCCCGCAACCACGAACCCGCGCACGACGGCCAGGAAGCTGGCGAGCGGCGGGCTGCCGCCCAGGGGGGCGAACGTCGTCGCCGGCAGGCAGTCGTAGCTCTGGATCGGATCGACGCCGTTGGTCGCCAGCATGAAGCGGCCATAGGGACAGAAGCGCATGTTGGCCGATGGCGTCAGGCCGGTCTTGACCGGTGCGAAACCCGACGACGTATAGCGATAGAGCGTCGTGCTCGGCGATGGCGACGTCAGCGACGCCCCCACGAAGACGAAGGTCGTTCCCTGGTAGCGGCATGCCCCTGCCCCGATGCATGGCCCCGCCAATGTCCCGTTGGCCGCCGGCGCGAACTGCCCGATCGGCGCATAACCATTGGCCAGCGGCACGACATTCTCCGCAATAGCCAGCGCCTCGCTCAGATGCGCCGGCAGATCGGGCAGATAGTCACCGAACAGATAGCGTTGCATCACCGGCCCCATGCCACCGGCGCGCGCAAGCGCATCGGCCCGGTGAAACGCTTGCGATTGCCCGCCTGGATCAGCTCGCCGATCGCCTCGTCGAGCGCGGCCTTCCACACGCCCAGCCGCTCGTCATTGACCAGATAGGCTTCGGCGGCGAGCAGCGTCGCCCACAGATAGATGTCGGGATGTTTGGTCAGCAGCCAGTTGGTCGGCATCGCATCCGACAGCGCCGGTATCGTCTGCTTGTAGGTCAGGACCAGGCTGTACGCGCTGTCCGGCGCCGGCCCGAGCAGAAGGCTCCCGCCGGAAACCGCAAACACTTCGGGCATGCCCGTCGCCCGGGCGGCGTAGCGCGATCGCAGCACGCTCTGCGTCACCTCCTCCAGCCCGCGTCGCGGATCGGTGTCGATCCATGCCGCGCGCGTCTCCCACAGATCGGCCGGCAGGGTGACGCTCGCACTCGCGACCAAAGTCGCCGTCGCTTCCATCTCGGGCGTGTTGAGGATGCGGTTGAAACGCCGCTCGGCCAGCGCGATCAGCTCGGGGATGCGATCGCCGAGCGTCGCATTGTCGAGCCAGCGCGCGACGGATGCCTGCAATTGTGCAAAGGTCTGCGGATCGTTCGCCAATCTTCGTCTCCCTTTCGCCAAAGGATGCGCTGCGGCATCGGTCGGATTTGACAAGCGGCCGGCGTCTGCCCAGGCGGGCCTGCTTTCCCGACGGAGGATTATCCGTGGCGACCAGTCACGCCGGTTCGTGCCATTGCGGCGGCGTCCGCTTCACCGTGACCTGTGATCCGATCGAGCTCACGACCTGCGATTGCTCGCTCTGCATCAAGCGCAACGCGGTGATGGCCAAGGTTCCCGAGGCGGCTCTCCGCATCGACCAGGGCGAGGATCTGCTCGCCCTCTACGAATGGAACACGAAGCGCGCGAAGCACCATTTCTGCCGCCGCTGCGGCATCTACGTCTTCCACCGCAAACGCGCCGCGCCCGATCATTTCGGTGTCAACATCTTCTGCCTCGACGGTTTCGACGCGAGCAGGCTCCCGGTCCGTGCGACCGAGGGCAAGGGCATGACTGTCGAATGCGAAGAGCCGCGCGGCGAATGGCCGGGTCCGCGGGTCGGCTGACCTTACAAGCTCGGGGAAACCCCCGGCCACGTCCGGTCCGCGCCCAGCTCGAACGAACAGGCCGTCCCCTGTGAATGGCAATAATAGGGCGCTTGGAACGCGCTCCGCCACGATGCCTGCGCCGGTCGCGGCACCTTCGAATCCACGCACTGCTCGCCCGTCGTCACCCGGACGATCGTCACACCCGCCTCGACGGTCTGGCGGACGCACGTGACCGGCGGATCAGCCGTCACATCGGCCTCCGCGGTATCGGCGGCGGCCGGCATGTCGGGGGCCGGCTGTGCCGCGGCAGGAAGCGACAGGCCCACACCAAGGACGGTCGACAGAACCACGCGCACGCGACATCGCATCGATACCTCCGCGAATGACACGAGGAGACTATCGCACCCGACGCCGGTCGCAAGCCCGGGTCGAACCTGTCGCTGGTTGGAAGTGGGCCCCGCCGCAGCCCTGGGGAGAATGCGGCGGGGCGCCGGAACGGCAACGTGGCGGCCGCTCCCATTGGCTTGACGTTGCGGCATCGGAATCTCCGCACCCCGAAATGCGAAAAATTTCACCATCTTTTTGCCCGGGCGTCCGCTCGCGCTTCAGCCGGCTATTGCCGGCGCGCGGCGGCCTTCAGGTGTACGTAATGTTGCGTATGCGCATGCGCGGCGGCGACGGCGTCTTTCCGGCAGAGGAAGATGCCAATGATCGCTTTCGTCTTGTTGACCCCGGCGGCCTTGCTGCTCGCCACGACGCCGCCGTCCCCGATCGTCGCAGTCATCCCTGCTGCCGCGATCGTCGAGCCTGCCGCGCCGACCTTCGATCCCGCCGTTCCACCGGCCTGGTGGACCGAAAAGATGCGGCAGCCCTGCACCAGGACGGGCGATCGCGTCGTTTGCTGATTGCCTGTCGGCGGGCTCTCAGCCTGCCGCCGCAAGCGTTTCGGCCCGCTGCTGACGAGCGCGTTCCATGGTGGACGCGACCCATTTCTCCTCATGCGCCACCGCCAGCGCATTGGTCATGATCTGCTCGTGCAGATGCCCGACCTCCCATGACAGCGCATGGTCGACATGCACCGGCACGCCCGCCTCGCGCAGCTTGCGGAAGAAATAGACGTCCTCGCCGATGATCCCGAAGCCGTCGGGCTTGGTCTCGAAATGGAACAAGGGCAGGAAGCTGTCGCGCCCGTCTTCCTCGGCTCTGTGCTGCAGCAGGTCGAGGATGCGCATGTCCATCAGGCACAGGCCCAGGCCGATATGGTCGACCTCCTCGATCAGATCGTCGGCCGCTTTCCGTGGCGTCGTATAGACTAGGTTGCGATGGTCGTTCGTCCCGTCGATCGTCCTGGCTGCGGTCGGTGCGGTCGGATGACAGCGCCGCGCATAATTGCACCCGACGATGGGCAGGTTGCGCGCCCACAGCCGCGCCAGCGCATCCTCCGGAAAGACGTGGTCGGCATCCAGCCACAGCAGATGGTCCGCGCCCCAGGCCAGCGCCTCGGCCACCAGCATGTGCCGGCTCTGCGTCAGCATCGAGCTCGCGACCATGAAGGTCTTCACGTCGCGTGCGATCGGCTCGCCCTCGGGCGTGGTGATATCCGCGCTCAGGAAATGCGCGATCATCGCCGCCAGGCTCTGCGTGAACCTGGCCTTGGTGTCCCCATAGCAGGGGATGCACAAGGCGATCTTCGCGGGCGCCCTTTCCCTCACAACCGCCCCTTCCATGTCCGGAAAGCATCGTTGGCCGGATCGTTCGCCCAGCGCTTCCATGCTGCGGGATCGTGGAACCAGCCCTCGTTGAACGCCTGGTTGAGCACGGTTTCGGGAATGAAGGCGGCGTGGCGGAAATCCTTGCCCGGCGCCTGGTCGCCCAGGATCGACGCCGCACGGATCACCGGATCCACATCCTGCCGCGTCTCGATCCAGCGGCGACCATCCTCCTCATGCAGGATCGTCTGCCGCCGGCTCTCCGGGATCAGGTCGAGCAGGGCCGCCTTGCTCACGACGCCGTCACCGCGGCGATCTTGTAATTGGCCAGCGCATGCCGGTCGGTCCGCAACCACAACAGTTCGCCGGCGGCCGCATAGGCCATGCCGGCGCCGGCCTGCGTCGCCGTCGGATCGTCCCCGATCGCCACATAATGGCCCACGTCCGACTGCACCTTGGCGATCACTGCCCCGCTCGGGATCACCCCCGATCGGGCACTGCTCGCCGAGGTCGTCACCGTTTCCGCCTTGATCGGATCGCCCGCCACGCCTTTGTCGACCGTGCCGAAATAGCTGATGAAGAAAGTCGCCACTGCGCCCTCCAAAAAAGAAAATGGGCCGATCCGAAGGATCGACCCCGAAAAAATCGTTCACGCTGGTGCCGTGCCCCGACCCGTTCGGTCCGAGCCTGTCGATCACCCGCCCCTGCATGCAAACATTGCATGCACGATTAACATTCTGACAATTAGCCCAGGATGGTTAACACCGATCCGGCCGTAGCGGCCACAAGCGCCTCGCCGGCCCCGCAGAAATAGAGGGTCGAACCGGTCGCCCCGGCTGCCCTCTCAAGAGAAAAGGGCCTGTCGGCACGTCGGCCCGGCCGCTTCTGGCTTAAACTAAAGCCAGGACATTCAATGATTTCTTTGCCACAACGACTTTACAGCATCGCGCGCGCCGTTCGACGGCTGCTGTCGATTATCGAACACAAGCTTATTCTATTTCCGCTTCTGTAAATGGTGATGATACAAATCGATAGATTGACTTCCCGGCAATACCAAAGAAAATTGGAAAAATCTGCAATCCGCCTGCAATATCCGCAGTCCGACACGACACCATTTCGGGCAGAAATCTGCCCAGCGCTGCAGGCTGGTCTTGTTTGATATCCTTTTCCTTCATGATATGCCTTCACGGTCTGGGGAGTCGTGTAACCGATGCGTACTGGACCCGATCCGAGCGAATGGTTGATGATCGCTGCCTTTGCGATCAGCGTCTTCACCTGGTCCAGTGGCGCAGTCGCGCTTCTGATCTCGTCATGGCGTGAACGGCCCGGCGGTCAGAATTGCCTGCTGGCGTCCGTGCTGTGGGTTGCCGGAACGGCATTGCTCTTTTGCGGGACGATATCGATCTTTGCCGAAGCCCTCGTCTTCGTCGTGGCCGATCCGCATCATTCGGTCGCGCGCGCCTTGGCATCCCCCTGGTCCGCCGCCCTCGTCGTGCCCGCCAGCCTTTCGCTCTTTCATCTGCGCCGGCACGAGCCCTTTCTGTACGGCCTGATCGAAGCCGGCGGGGCATTGGCCGCGATCGCGGCCACCATCGTCGCCCCCGGTCCGGCACTCTACGCGGTCGTCGCGGTCCTCGTGGCAAGCCACCTTTTGGCGCGCGGTTTCGACACGCTCGTCACGCGCTATCGGATTTCGAGGGCCACCAGGCCATCCGGCCCGTCAACCCCCGAAGCCAGACCGCGCGTTGTCGTCCATGATTTCACGTCTGCCGAAATCATCATCCTGCCCCGCGCCGACTTGCACCGCGCAAGCCAGCAAGCAGGCTGACGCGCGCACCGCCAGCCTGCCCGAAGGCCCGCTCGACCCAACAGTTCAAGGCAGGGACGTTAAGCCCCTCCCCGTCCCGTTCGTTTCGAGCGAAGTCGAAAAACGCCAGGGCCCAGGCAAAGCCGCGCCCGGATCACGAAGACTGCAGATCCGCCACCAGCGCATGCGCGTCGGGATGCCGCATCTCCAGCGTATATTCGCTGATGATGTCGCGCGTCACGGCATCGCCGACGCGCCCCAGTTCCTGCGGCTCGAACGCGCGCAGATAGGCGACCGCGACCTTGGTCGGGTCGACCACCCACGCATCGCGCGCGCGCTGGGTGCGGTTGGGCACCACCTTCAGATCGCCGAAATCCGATGCATAGAGCGACGCTGCCCCCAGCACCGTCTTGGTGTCGACGATCTGCTGCGACGTGGCGCGCCCGGTGAAGGTCGAGAATTTCTGCTTGTTGAAGCTCCCGACCAGCACGAGCGTCGGCTCGCCGCCGTCATCGAACGCGTCCTTGATCGCGTCCTTCAGCAGATCCTCGGTGAAGACGCGCAGCCCCGCATTGGTCTCGTCGGTCGCCGCCGCGGTCGCCGACACCGAATCCGCGCCGGCGGGCCCCCGCGAACCATTGCCGTTCATCCACGCATTGAACGAGCGGAGCTGCCGCGCCGTCGTCGTATTGCCGGCGACCTGCCCCTGGTTGCCGAGCAGGATCGCCTCCATGTCGCGCCGCAACGCCAGGCTCTTCTTCGACATCTGGTAGGCCAGCATGTCGTCGATGCCCGCCGGATTGGTCGCCCGCTCGGTGCCGGTCACCGTCGCGTCGCGCGAGCTGATCTGGCAGTAATTCTGCTTGCGCGCCGGCGTCGTCGACGCCGCCCGGGTCAGGGCATCGCCCTCGAGCCGGGCATTGGCCGCATTGGTCGTGTCGATCGCGTCGACCGACCATTCGTGCAGCACGGCCGACGCCTTGGTTCGCGGCACCGCCGACATGAAAGGCGTGTCGACCGGCGAGATGCGGTAGATCGCATCCGCCAGATCTTCGCGATTGGTCGGCGACCCGTAGGAGGTCACCGAATTGGTCACCATGGTCATGGTCTATCGTCCTTTGAATAGCTGTTTCAGGACGGCGGCGCCGTCTTCGACGCTGCCGGTCTTCGCCAGCCGGTCCATCGCTCCCGAAAACTTCGCCCGATCCGCCGCGGCCCTGGGCGTCGCCACGCCCGGCGGAATCGCCGGCGACGCTTTCTTCGCCTGGGGCCTGGGCGAGGCTGCGACCTTGGCCTGGGCCGCCTTCATCGCGTCATAGCGCTGCGCCTTCCACGCCAGGTGCAGTTCGGCGAGGCTCACCCGACGCATATTGTCGGGGGAGAAGACCTCGGCCGGAATGCCCTGCGCGATGGCGTAGCGGACCACCGATCCGATAACGTCGCTGCCCTTCGCCGGATCGGCCAGGTCGGGCACGTCCGCGACGAAGCGCGGCGCTGCCGCCTGGTTGATCTGGGCGAGCACCTGCGCCTCGGCCTCCGCTGCCTCCTGCGCCTGCTGGGCGGCAATCTGCTGCCGCTGCAGGCTGAGGACGTGCAGCCCCTCGCTGGTCTGCTCATAATTGTGCTGCGCGATGGCGTAGCTGGCCTGGTCGAAGCCTTGTTCGGTGAAAAAGTCCTTGGGGTCGGGCCGCTCCGGCTGGACCAGGCTCAGCACCTGGTCGACCGCCTCGGCATAACGCGCCCGGCTGACCTGCGCCTCCGCGACCAGACCTTCATTGGCCTTGCGCACGGCGGCGGCTTCCTGGAACTTCTGGCCGACCGCGGCGTCGCGCTGTGCCTCGCGCCGGGCGATCGTCGCCCGGGCCTCGGCTGGCAGCGACGACCACAACGCGGCATCGTCCTTGCTCCACGACAGGGGCAAGGGATGCGCATCGGGCTGAGCCTCCTCGGCTGCCTCCTGCGCATCGCCATACTCCCCATCGCTCGCAGCCTCCTCCCCGTCGTCCGGGATCTCGGCCGCAATCTCGTCTTCGCCCTCGGGCGGCAGCGCATCCTCGCCACCCCCACCGGCAAAGCGCCCCAGCGCATCGCGCGCCTGCTCGGGCGCCTGCCCCAAAAAGGATTTGAAAGCGCCCGCCGCCGCATCAAGCGGCCGCGCGGCGTCCTCCGCTGCCCCAACGGGCTGCGTGGTGTCGGTCATCGTCTACCTTTCGAAAAGCCCGCACCCGCGGGCGAAGATCAGGTCACCCCGCCTCCCCCGCGTCATCCCGGACTTGATCCGGGATGACGCTGACTTGGGCGAGACATTCAAGCTGGCGCGGCTGCGAGGAAACTTTCGCTGATACCCGCCTAACCGCTATCGCCTGCGGGCGGATCAGCCGGGTTGAGGCCAGATCCTGCTCTGCCACTGCAAGGTCAACACGTGACATCTATGCACTGTTTGAGATCTGATACCTGCCCGCGCGCTGCAGGTAATGGACTGAGCCATCGAGGAATGGAGAAGCTCTGTCCGGAGGCGTTCGACCCTACCTGTACCGCGGAAAATTGATCGTTCGCCTGGTGCCCCGCACCTTGGGTGTATGGGCAATGCCGCGCCCGTGAGCCTGAAAAAGAAAACGGCCCGCAGTTTCCTGCGAGCCGTTACAGATGCAAATGCATCAATTTTCTCTTAGCGGCCGTTGCCCATCACTCATCTCCCTGCCTGGAGAAACACCTACGAAAAACCGGTTATCACCTACTGCGTTCCGCAGCCTGTCGCGATCACCTTTCGATTCGTCAATCAATCTATGCAGTGTCTCGGTATAAAACAACCTCACCAGCTGCGATAGCGAGGAGGTGCACCCATGGCTGAAAAAGCTTAAGATTCTTGGTCGTTGGCGTGATCACACCTGCGGTTTCCTGGTCCTTCCCGTGCGAAAGTGCATTACGTATTTTCCGCACGGCGTCTGAAAAATAATCCACGCCTCGCGTTCCAAACGTGCTTTCCTCGTCCTTGTCACTGCAAAGCGCTCGCACCGAGAAGCCGCCATCGAACTTTGTTTCTTTGGAAAAAAATGGGCGGTTGGCGGCAACGTCGCGCCATAGCAGCGCCGGGTCAACGCATTGGCGAACGACGGATTTGAATCGCTGCGTGTCATCCATCTTCGTCGGTGTCGTGCTGCCGATGATCTTAGCCAAGGAGGCATCCAAGTTCGTGCGCAGGTTCGGCGCAAGCAGCAGGCGCTTTAGCTCGCTCTTCACTCCACTTTCCACGAAGTGAGCTGCCGCATACTCGATGATCCGAAAATATAGCAGAAACCGCATCATAGGGTCGTGATCGTCTGCCGCGACCCAGAAACTAAGTAGCGTCGGATCCAGCGCCGCGGCGTCGATCTCGCTGGGAAAGCAGCCCGCGACATAGCGAGTGCGCTGACTTGGTTTGAGATCCTTTGCCGGCGGTTCGTGGTGAAGGATCATCGGAGATCGCGCGTCATAGTATGTGAGATAAAAGTTCAAGTTGCTCGTGAGCTCCAAGATTTTTCCCTCGTTCCAATCTACGCCACGAATCCAGAACGAGCGAGCTTGATCGAGGCCGAATTTAGAACGATCCTCCGGCTTCATCGACGTATAGTTATGAAACGAGATCAAGTTACGAAAGTCAGAATTGGACCGTGTAATGGGCGCTATGTTCTTCGCGATTGCCATCAGGCGATCGCTCGAGGTTCCAAATTCACATTGGTGCGTTGCGCCGGCGTATCGAAACTCAAACGTGCGCCCGGCTATTTCGGCTTGTCCGGGACCGAGATTGTAAGCCGACCAGATGATTTCCAGGTCTTTGGTATCGGAGTGCCAAAGAGCGCTCAGCCGCTGCGGGAGGCGAACCGCGTTGAGGGCGGCGATGATCGCTTCCCGGTTTTTCGTTAGCGTGAGGGAAAATGAGTCGTCATCCCACGGCCTCAGCACGCGCACTTCGGGCGAACCCGCCACATCGACGATCTCCACGCCGGACGCGGGGTTTAGCTCTCGAAACCGGGACAGCTGCTCTGTTGTCGACGTCAACAGCTCGGCAGCCGCCCGTTGCGCAGCCTCATTCTTCTTTGCCCGCGGCTTCCGAGCTCGCGCAGGCGCGGCCGGACGGCCTCCTGTCGACATTTCCCTGCCTCCCCCACAAACCACTGCACATTGCCAGATTGGTCGCAGCAGTCGAGGCCTGAACGTCAACTAGCAGCGGAACTACATCCACACCGGAACAACAGCGGAATAACGATTCCCGGCGGAGGCCGAAAATGGCTCGTATGGCGCTGATAAGATGATGGTCGGAGAGAGGATTCGAGCCTCCGGTCCCTGCCTCGCGAAGACAGCGACGCGATTACCGGACCCGCCTAAGCGCCGAAATATCGGCCTGCGCCCAAGCCCCTAGTTTCGACCGCAACAACCCCAATGCATGCTGCGCCCGCCACAAATTGTCACGCTCGGTGGCGTCAAAACACCCTCGCCAAGCCGCAATCAGATCCTCTTCGACCGACGCAAACGCGTCGCGCACGTCCGCATCCTCGAGCAACGCCCGCAACCGCGCTGCTCGCGCTGCGCGCTCCTCGACCGTCACTCTGCCAGGCTCCCGCCCGGGCGCATCGGCTTGAAATCGGCATCCTCGGCATGGATCGCCTCCATGCCCATCCGCTCGCGTTCCAGCGCGATCTCCGCCGCCATTTTCTCCCGCGCCAGGCGGATCTCGGCATCGGCTTTCTCGCGCGCCAGCTGCAGCTTCGCCGCCGCCTCCTCGCGCGCCAGTTGCAGCTTGAGAGCGCCTTCCTCCTGCGCCTGGCGCAGCGCCATCGCCTTGGCCTGCGCATCCGCCTGCGCCTTCAGCTGATCCGCACTCGGCGCCGGCTGCGGCGGCGGCGCGCCGGCCGGATCGACCAGATAATCGTCGACATTCTTGATCCCTGCCGCGTTGAGCTTGCGTGCCAGCGCGGCATGCACCTTCTGCGCATCGACCAGATAGGCGAACGGCGTACGCTGCAATTCCGCCATCGTCGCCAGCACGCTGTCGGCCTCGGCCATCTGATCGGCCTTGTTGCCGATGCCCAGGCCGACGCTGATCCGCACATCCATGTCGGGCCAGCCGCGCGGATCGACATGGATCCACTTGCCCCGCAACCGGATCATCCGCGCCTTGGGCTGATGCCGGCCGAGCAGCTTGGCCAGCCCCTTGAACAACCGCGTGATCCCCGTCTCGGCAAAGATGCGCGCGATCATCTCGACCCGCGCATTCTTGCCCGTCTGGATCGTCATCATCTCGGTCGCGGTCATCTGGCCCGATCGGCGCAGCGCGTTGGTGTCGATCCCCTGTCCCGCTTTGCCGACGCCGGTCCGCGCCTCCATCTGCTGCTCGATATATTCGAGCATCGGGAAACTGTCGCGCGCGACGAACGGCACCGCCTGGAAATCGAGCTGGCCCGGCGCCCGCACGCTGATCTCAGCCCCCGGCGCATCGTCGAACAATGTGTCCATCGTCCGGTCGTTGATCGCGCTGTCGGGCACGATCGGGCGCGGATTGTTGGTCAGGTAGAGATTGTCGAGCATCTGCCGCCACAGGACGGAGGCGATGCGCTGCAGGTCGATCACCTGGTCGGCCAGGCTCAGCCCGTACACCTTGTGCGGCATCGGCACCGGGCAGAGTGTCGCGAACGGCCTTTCCTCGACCGCCTCGTTCAACAGGATCGTATCCGCCACCCGCACCACCCGGCGCAGCTCCGCCACGCCGTCGCCGTCGAAATCGACCCGCACATATTCGTCGAGCACGCCGATTACGTCGCGGCTGCGGTCCGCGCCCACGCTCTCGCGCCCCGCTGCTTCCCAGCCTTCGTCGGCATAGCGCGCCTGCGCCCGCGCCTCGTTGGTCCGCCCTTCGGCAAACGCCGGCAGCGTCTCGACCACATCGGCGTCCATCCCCATGCCGATCAGGTCCGATCGCGTCATGCTCGCCGGGCGGTGCGCCACATAGGGCGCTTCCTCGATCGATCGCGCGAGGGGCGAGATCAGGAACTCTTCGGGCGGGACATTGCAGATCCGCACCCGCCCGTCGGGCATCTGAACCTCATGCGCGACGGTGAAGCTGCCGTCTCCATTGTCGGCTTCGGACAGGTAGGTGGCGCTCTCCCGCGCCGCGAGCAGCCCGATCGCATCGACCGCGACATGCGCGGTCTCGGAATGCGTCCAGTCCTCCCACCAATATTTGACCACGCCGAGCTTGGAGAGGAGCGCATCCTTCATCCAGTCGTGCAGGATCAGGAAGCCGTCATTGTCATTCTGGAAGACGTAATTGACGAACTCGGTCGCCTGCTCGGCCACCGCGATATCCTCCGGCCCGCGGGGCGAGAAGGACACCACGTCCTCGGCCGAGACGAACGGCTTGAGCAATGCGGCAAGCGCGTTGTCGATCGTGATCGCCACGCTGCGATCGACCACCTGGCTCCGGCCGTTCCGCTCGTCCCCGAACGGCCGGCCATAATAATGGTCCAGTGCCCGCGCCTGCTCGTCGGCAATGTCCGACGTATAATAGCCGACCGCCTTGGCCTCATGCGCCTGCAGCAAGGCCGCCAGCTCGATCTCGGACATGGCTCCCCCGTCCGCCGGCAATGCCGACGGCGCGATCCTCACGCTCTCGTTCATCTCAGCCCTTCATTCTCTCGGCCAGCCACGCCAGCCCGCTCTCGAGCGGCCACGTCCGCACGATCGCCCATTCCGTCCCGGCGATCGCCTTCGCGTCCTCAACCAGCCCTCTCCCTTGGGGACGAAGGGAACCGGAGGGCTGCGAGCTCTCCGCAGCCCCGAAGGCGGTTTGGGCGGAGCCGCGCGAGGTTCCGCCGGCGTCAGCCGGTGGAAAAGCCGCGGAGGGACGGTTCTGCGTCGCCGGCAGGAACCGCCCATCACGCCCGCGCGCCCGCGCAGGGCTCGAAACCTTGCTCTCGGTCATGACATCACCTCATTTCAAGCACGCGCGCACCATCGGTTCGGCGGAGACGCGTCTCCCCAAACGCAGCGCAGGCATCTTTTCGTAAACGAAGCCAAGCAAGCGCGTCGTCCTGACGAAGGTCAGGACCTCAGGCGGGGCGAACGCCACCTGCCAGCCTGCACCGAGCCGCTCGCCGGCTGCCAACAGACCCCCTGATGTCCTGAGGCCCTGACCTTCGTCAGGGCGACGGGACGCATTACAGGCAGCCGCCCCACACCCGGTTGCCGCCGAGGCGGCACCCTATACAATCCACCCCCATGCTAAGCGCGCTCGACTGGCTTCGCGATCAACGCGATCGTTTCCGGGCGTCCGGCCTTGGCATGGTCATCATCGTGCTTCTCGTCGCATCTTTCGTCCTCGGCTTCTGCGCGCGCGAGCAGGCAAGGGAGAAAACCAGCCCGGGGACGCCAGCCATTGCAACGATAACCCGGATCGGATTCGGATCGTCGAAATATGATCCCTACATGCGGTTCGTGACTGCACAGGATGCACAAGGCATCCCCGCCACCGCTTCCGTCCCCGCGCCTTTGATTTTTGGCTGCAGGATCGGCGATACTATCAAGGCGAAGCGCGTTGGCATTATGCTCGTTCTTGAGCCCGCGCCTTGCACTCCTCATGCGAAGCAGAACTGA